AGTGGTATGGAACGATTCATAAGCAGTATTGCTATGCGTGTAGCACTTATCAATGTAAGTAGTCTTCCTCGTTCTAATTTCCTTGTTATTGACGAAGGTTGGGGTACGTTAGACGGAGACAATATTAGCAGTGTATTTAATCTATTTACTTATCTAAAAGGTCAGTTTGAGTTTATCGTGGTTATTAGTCATTTGGATGTGATGCGTGATATGGTAGACGAAATTGTAGAAATTCAAAAAGAAGGTTCATTTAGTAAGATAAATTACGGAGCATAAAACATATTTAGATATATATTTATTATGTACCTGAAATGTATTTATGGAAAATTCCGAAGAAAATCAAAAAGTCCAAGAAACCCTGATTAAAGCAGGATTGCGTAAAGGATACTTTACACTTGTAGAGGGTGTATATGACCCTGGCATTTTAAAAGCAGTATTTCTAGCAGGTGGTCCTGGTTCTGGTAAATCTGCTACTGTTGATACATTATTTGATTTTCCTCCTGATGCGGCAAATTTATCACCAAGTGGATTAAAGATTGTAAATAGTGATCCTGCATTTGAGATATTACTAAAAAAAGCAGGATACGATTTGAATTTATCTAAAATGGATGACGAAACATTTGCTAAAGTAACAAGTGATGATCCAAATAGTATTCGTTCCCGTGCGAAGAAAATTATGCTTAAACAATTTGAGTTATTTAAAGATGGTCGTTTAGGTGTTATTGTTGATGGGACAGGTGATAACTATAACAAAATATCAAAGCAAAAGAAAGAACTTGAAAAACTTGGATACGATTGCTATATGGTGTTTGTAAATACAACATTAGATGTGGCACAACAAAGAAACGCATTGCGAGCAAGAAAACTTCCACGAAAAATAGTAAAAGATATTTGGACAGATGTTCAAAAAAATCTTGGTAAGTTTCAAGGTTTATTCAAATCAAATTTTGTTATAGTAGATAATTCAGAAGATACTCGGAGTAAAACAAAACCTGGTAGATTAGATTTAGTTCCACGACTTATGAAGGAGGTAGCAAAGTTCATTTCAAAACCAATTAAAAATCCTATTGGAAAAAAGTGGATTAAAATGATGATGGCACACGATAGAATGAGTAAAAGTGGTGATAAAAGAAATCGTATGACTGAGCAATTACTTAATGAAATTGATAAAGCAATTTTACCAGCAGACCTAGAACGTTATTTGAGTCGCACTATTTACATAATAGAAAAGTTTAATTTATCACCTCAACGAAACTTGGCAGTATTATCAAGATTAGTTGAAAGTTTAGAACTCGATAGTGATGAATTCACACGATTTTATATGAGAATTAAATCGGAGAAGTTTGATTAATGAATATGTTATCTGAAAGTTTAGGTGAAAAATATAAACTTGAACTTGCAAAGTCAGGCCAAAGATATAGTTTTGAAACAAAAAAGGAAGGAAATGAATCTTGGTCAAAAAACATGGCAAAACGTTTTTTAAAAGAAAAAGACAAATACGAATTTATTGGTTCTTTTACGGAATTTAGTAGTACAGAAGGACCAATTTTAAGTGGAACAATTTACCATTGTACTGATTGGTATATTAAAAATGCTCCTTATATGTATTTTGAAAAAAAAGAGGCCTGTAAGAAAAATATCAAAACAAACAAACCAACTGATTATATAGAAGGATAATTTATGAAGAATTTATCGGAATATAAAAGATATAAAGATGATCCATTTTGGATGAAATCAAAATATGACGGAGTATCGGGTGAACAAAGATTACCAGTACAAAGAAGACTTCGTAAGGGTGGTGTTAAATTTAAAAAAGGAGACGAAATACTTTATTACCCAAAGGGAAAAGTAATAATGGTGGGAAAAGAAGCAGAGCAAGCATGGAGAGATTTTCAAGCAGCCGCATCTGATGAAGACTTTTATATGTCACAATATGAGGAATCAAATAAAATGAAAAAAACAAATGAAATTAAATTAACAAGTCCTGAGTACAAAAAGGCAATTGATTTTATGTCAGGATTACATACAAGTATTCTAAAAGCAAAAGATAAAGTTGTTGCATTTTTACAAAGAAAAGGATTTGATGAAATGGCAGATGAACTTACATCAATGTCAAAGGGTGAGTTTAATCGTTTTGTTCAACGAAAAGTTTATGAACAAAAACTAAGAAAACAAATTAGAACTTTATTAGCAGAAATAGTCGATAATAAATGAACTACGAAAACTCCAATATACTTGCTGAACATTTAACTGAGTTTATGGTTGAAGAAATACTCAGTGAAGCACCTAAAATAAAAAAGGTGATTGGAATTTATCCAGGTAGATTCCAACCAGCAGGTGTGCATCATTACAAAACATACAAATGGTTAGATGGTAAGTTTGATAAAGCATTTGTTGCTACGAGCAATAAAACCGATTCGACAAAAAGTCCTTTGAATTTCAAAGAAAAGAAAATGGTATGGACGAAGCATGGAGTTAAAAATGTAGTTAAAGTAAAAAATCCTTATGTATGTGAAGAGATTTTAAAAAAGTATGATCCGAATACAACGGCAGTGGTTTATATATTTGGAGAAAAAGATGCAGGTCGTCTAAAAACTACCAAAGCAGATGGATCACCTGCATATTATCAATCATACGAAGCAAATAAAAGCAATTTATTACCATACGGAGAACATGGTTATTTTATTGTTGCTCCTCATGTAAGTATCAAGGTATTGGGGAAAGAAGTAAGTGGTACACGAATTCGTGACTTATTAGGAAGTCCTGAGCATGATAAAATGACAAAAATTCAAGCATTTGAAGAGTTATTCGGTTGGTATGACGAAAAAATATTTAAGTATCTCACTAAGAAGTTTGGAACATTATTTGAAAATGAAGACATTTTTGAAAGTTTTTTAAATGAATATCCAAAGTTTGAAAAACTTGTTGAAACATTTCCAACTATAATAAATGAAATAAGTTCAATATCTTCAATGGGAAAGTCAATGGTTGATGACGGACCTTCTGTTTATTATCCTGGTGAATCTTATGAAAGTTATACGTCAAATCGTGCAAAGCAACTTGGTTACGATGTACTTGATTTTGTAGTTGGGAAAAATGGATTAGGTCGCAATTCAGATTATCGTGAATGGGGGAAATATTCGGGTCCAGTTCCTGCGGTATCTTTTTATCCTTCGGGAGATTTTGATGTAGGTTCTCCGACAAACCAAATTAATACCGAAGAAACTTCTAATGCACATTCTCAGTGGGTTAACTTTATTGAGAATGTTGCCGAAACGGTTGGATATAAACTCGTTGACTTTGTTGGTTCGGAAAAATCTATTCGTAAGAAAGACGAACAAGGAGACGAGAATCTTGTTGATAAAAATACAATTGATTCGTCTGACACTGAAACAAATGGAGATGTTGAAATTGAGAAGGGAGTTGAAGGTCATGCGTTAAAAGAAAGTAAAATTATCACAGAAGGAGGTGCGGCCGGACACATGAGTCATCCCTTTGATGATCGTGAGTTAACATTTGGTGATTTAAAAGAAATGATTCGTAGATCACTTGCAGGTGAATTAAATGTTGAAAAAGAAGTTACTGAAAAACTTGATGGACAAAACTTAATGTTTTCTTGGAAAGATGGTCAGTTGGTGGCCGCAAGAAATCAAGGTCATCTAAAAAACGCAGGTGCGGCTGCTCCTAATGTAAAAGAATTTTCAAGTATATTTGCTGATCGTCCCGAGAATATTCGTGATGCGTTTGTAAGTGCAGTTGAAGATTTAGAAACTGCTATATCAGGTCTTACAGATGCACAAAAGAATAAAGTATTTCGTGAAGGTGAACGTTTTATGAATATAGAAGTAATGACACCTGCTACACAAAATGTCATTCCTCAAAATGTAGATATGTTGGTATTTCACGGAACACAAGCATACAATTCCGCAGGAAAAGCAGTTAGTGTAGATTCCGAAGGAAACGACATAACAGGTGAACTCAAAGATTCTGCAAGAATGCTTAAAGGTATGCTTAAACAAATAAATGCAGATGTTCAAAGTCGTTATTCATTGAACGCACCGATTGTTGTGGAACTTCCCAAAAGCAAAACATTTGGAGATTCATACGCAACATATTCTGCTAAAATAGATAAACTTAAAAACAAATTTAGATTAAAAGATAATGATAAAGTAATGAAGTATCATGATTCTTGGTGGAGAGATTTATTAAATAAACAACAAACAAAAACCAAAGAGATATTTCCCTCAAAAGTTTACGAGGCACTTATTGGTCGTTGGGCATATAATGATAAGTCCAACAAAATTACTACAATTAAAAAAGAATTATCTGATCACCCAAAGTTACTTGCATGGGTTAGTAAGTTTGAAAAAGAAGATGTTACAAAACAATTTGAAAAAAATATGTGGCCGTTTCAATTTATCTTTTTGAAATTGGGTGCAGAAGTATTAAAGAATGTAAAGGGATTTGTTGCAGCCGGTGGAAGTGATGATATAGCAAAAGCACTTGATGCTCATGTTAAAACATTAGAATCAAAAAAGATTGGTTCTGTTGAATCGTCTGAAAAGTTCAAGAAAGATATGAAGAAACTAAATAAAAATCTTGATCGTCTTAATTCTATTGGTGGGCATAATGCAATTGCACCAAGTGAAGGTGTTGTGTTTCAATACAAAGGAGGAACATATAAACTAACAGGTACGTTTGCTCCTATAAATCAAATTATGGGTATAATGAGATTTTAAAATGGAAACAAACGAAAAAAGATTATCAAGAGCTGCACGAATTAAACTTGCAAGATCGGCAAAACGAACTGCAAAAAAAAGAGCAATTAAAAGAAAACTACTTGCAAAAAGAATGAAGTCACCTGCAAGACTTAAAAAAGTAGCAGACAAGGCCGCAAAAAATATATTAGTAAAAAAATTGGCAGGAGGAAAAAAGTATCAAGAATTATCTCTTAGTCAAAAAGAATTTATAGATAAAAAACTTGCAACAAAAACAGCAGTGATCAACAAAATTTCAAGAAAGTTATTGCCTAAAGTAAAACAAAAAGAAAAAGAAAGAATTAAAAAAGTAAGAAGTAAAATGAATAATAAAAATGCAGTAAATGAAAATAAGCACGGAGTTTTTACACTCGGTGTAAATGGTTCTAAATTAGAAGTATCTGCACAATATATCAATGGGAAACTAAAACCTTTTTCTTTCAAAAGCAAAAAAGATGCAATTCAGCATAAAAAGAAAGTAGGTGGAAAAACTTTTCAATCACCGAAAACAAATTTATATTATGTTGAATTCACTAAACTAGATGGACCTATAACAGAAAAATCGGTATCAAAGTCACAACAAAGATTGTTTGGAATGGTTCATGCTTATAACAAAGGAGAATTGGATAAGAGTGATGTTGATTCCGATTTATATTCAAAAATAAAAAAAATAGCAAATGGAATGACCAAGAAGGATGCAAAAAAAATGGCAAAAACTGATCATGATGATTTACCAAATAAAGTTCCTACTAATGAAGGAAAAGAAGAGCAAGATAATTTAAAAGACTTAAAAGCAATATTAAATGTCGCAAAAAAATTAAGTGACAATAGTTCCTTTTTTAAAGGAAGAGGAAGCAAAAAAGAGTATATAAAAATGATTGCTCACAAAATAAGAAAATTATCAGAAGCAAAACAAAAAAAACTTTTAACAAAACTTGATGCTTATAAGAAAGTGAGAAAACAAACAATGCCTAAAAGTAGACCGATGAAAAGTAAAAAGGCATATGATAGAAAAGATTTTAAAAAAGGAAAGTATGATTAAGTTAAATGGTAACATTTATTTGAAATCATGTGAAGTAGAGAAAATAGTCAACGAACAAGCAAAACGATTTAGAACTTCACATCGTGCTATACTACCCCAACAGGTAACTTATCTTGATCGTGAGTTTGTAATTATAATTCAAGAAGAAGAAAAAAATATTTGTTTATCAAGTTCCTTTTTATATGGATATAAAGAAGATCATGCTCCCATTAAAAAAATTATACAATCTATACACGATAGATTTAGAAAAGAAGAAGATTGCAGTAACAAGTTATATTTTATGCAATATGACATAACTGATAAACAAAAAAAACAATATAGAAAAAATTATGAAAATTTTCTTATCAATGTTTTTTTAGACGAATGTATTAAAAAAATGGAAAATCTTTCATAATAATTGACAAACGTAAAAAAAAGTGAGATAATAATTAGTTATGGCAAAAATGGACAAAGACGATATAAAGTATGTGATCAAAAGATCACGTAAATTATTTGAAGGTGAAGAACTTCCTAAAGTACATGGTTATGAAGGAGAAGTTGAAGAACTTGTAATAAGACAACCTGGTGAAATTTGGACTGATAAAGACGGAAAAGAATGGAAGCAGGTGGGTACAAATTCAAAAGTAAGAACCGAGACACTAATGGACACGGTTCGTAAAAGTTTAAGAGAAGCACCTAATTGTCCCAAAAAAATGTGTACGGTAGATCACACAAAATATTTAGATAAAAGAATGCTTGCTATGAAAGGAATGTGTTTCGATTGTGTTCAAGAATTTGAGCAAAAATTGAAAGATGAAGGCAAGTATGAAGCATATGAAAAAAAGACTATGCTTGAAAATGAACTAAGTTTTTTGCTAGATACCAAAACAAAGTTAGTAGAGTCAAAAGAGCATATTACTAAAGATCCTGAATTTCTAAATGAAGATGGATCGTTTGAACAATGGAATCTTCCTAACAAAGATGAAATTATGAAAGACATCGAAAGTGATTTAGAAGAATTAGAATCGAGGTTGAAAGAAATAGAAAAAAATCTTCAAGAGTTCTCTGACATTACATTTTAAAAAAAGTTTCAAGGTATCGTCGAAACTTTTATAATATAAGAAAATTAAATATATACATATTTATGTGTAATGGGTAATAAACTTCCGTTACGTGAAATAATAAAGCAAGAATATGCTGAGTGTTTAAAATCACCTGCATATTTTATGAAAAAGTATTGTAAAATTCAACATCCTACTATGGGAACAATACCATTTCATTTGTATGACTTTCAAGAAAAAACTTTAGAGAGTTTTCGTGACGAGCAATTTAATATTGTATTAAAAGCAAGACAAATGGGTATATCAACTCTTGTATCAGGATATGCACTTTGGTTGATGACATTTTTTACAGATAAAAGTATTCTTTGTATTGCTATCAACCAAGAAACTGCAAAGAATATTGTTACAAAAGTAACTCATATGTCCGAGCATTTGCCGAGTTGGTTGAGAAGTGAGTGTACTGAAAAAAATAAATTAAGTATGCGTTTTAAAAACGGAAGTAATATTCGTGCGGCATCAAGTAGTGTGGATGCTTCTCGTTCATCATCATTGAGTTTACTTATCGTGGACGAGTGTGCTTTTATTACAAATATGGAAGAAATATGGACTGCATCTCAATCTACAATTACAACCGGTGGTCGTTCTATTTTACTTTCTACTCCAAACGGAATTGGTAACTTCTTTCACAAAACTTGGGTTGGTACTATGGATGGATCAAATGACTTCAATCCAATTAATTTGCATTGGTCATTGCATCCTGATCGTGATCAAAAGTGGAGAGATTTACAAACAAAGGTTCTTGGTGAAAAGGACGCAGCCCAAGAATGTGATTGTGACTTCATAAGCAGTGGTCGTTCGGTGGTAGATGCTTCTATTCTTGATTGGTATAAAAGCAATTTAGTAAAAGAACCAATAGAAAAAAGAGGTGCTAATAAAGAATATTGGTTGTGGGAATATGCGAACCACAACAAACATTATGTAGTTTCTGCCGATGTTGCAAGAGGAGACGGACGAGATAAAAGTGCATTTCATGTATTTGATGTGGATAATGTTAAACAAGTTGCTGAATTCAAAGGAGATATTGAAACAAAAGATTACGGAAACCTTCTTGTAGCAGTTGCAAGTGAATTTAATAATGCTTTACTTGTGGTGGAAAATGCGAATATTGGTTGGGCAGTATTGCAACAAATTATAGATAAAGGTTATAGTAACTTATATTACACTCAGAGAGATTTTCAATATATAGATGAACTTACACAACATACAAATAAAATAAATCGTATGGAAAAAAAGCAAGTTCCTGGATTTACAACATCAATAAAAACAAGACCATTAATAATTTCTAAGATGGAAAGTTATGTTCGTGAAAAAGAAGTTGAAATAGTATCAGAACGAACCATTGAAGAATTGTTTACATTTGTGTGGAACGGTCAACGTGCAGAAGCAATGCAAGGATATAATGATGATTTAACACTTAGTTTGTGTATGTCATTGTGGGTGAGAGATACTGCACTTAGATTCAGAAACGAAAATGTTCAAACTCAAAAAAGTTTATTTGATTATATGGGTAGTTCAACACAATTAGATTCATCACCATTTGGTAAATCTGGATTAACAAACAATCCGTATGAAATGAATACTGCGAACGGTCAAAAAGAAAATATCAATTGGTTATTTTAAAACGAAAGATTAAATTATGAATAATTTTAAAATAGTATTAACACTAATTCCTTTTTTATTATTTAATTCAGGATGTCAATCTTTGCTACCCACACAACAAATATACACTCAAACTGTATACAAGTCGTATACAGAAGTTGAAGATATAGTTAATAAAATTGATGTGGGAACAACGACATATAGTGATTTGGTAAATTTAGGTCTTGATCTTGAGAACATCCCAAATGTTAAAAAGTTAACATATCTTGATATAATGGAAAGATTTAAACTTGATAGTCCGTCAAGGTACACTTTATTTAATAAAATAGAACTACCATCTGGTGTATTAAAAACTCTGGCCGCAAAGGAAAATGGACTTGCATACGAAATTAATTTAGAGAGAATAAAAAACCAAAGAGAAGGAAGTGTTATTTTAGACGCACTAAATTTCAGAAAAAATGTGCATACAACTGGATGGAAAATAAGTGTACTTATTCTAATTGTAGAAAACAAAGTTGAATATGTTTTATATTCAGGTGAAAAAAATATAGATACCCTTAAAAAAGAGAAAAATCCACTAGGACCATTTCAAGGATTTGACGGAGGGGATATAATAGGAGTTGCAAACGATTTAGATATATAAACTTGACGTTTTATAATTCATAATCTAAAATTTTAGACTTATAACCAAAAAAAATGGCAAAACCAAAAAATAAATTATTTGCAGGACTTAAAAGACTTTTTTCATCGGATGTTGTAGTTAGAAATGTTGGTGGTAAAAAACTTAAAGTTGTTGATACGGACGATATTCAACATTCAAATAGTGTTCGTGATAAGTATAATAGAATGCATACAATGTATAGTGACTATGTTAGTATGCACAATAGTATTGGATTTCAAACTGCGAGACTTGAGTTATTTAATGATTATGATGTCATGGACAATGATCCAATATTATCAAGTGCATTAGACATTTATTCAGACGAGTGTACAACAAAAAGTGAGTTTGGTGAGGTATTAAAAATTTCAAGTCAGGATGCTAATGTAAAAGGAATTTTAGAAAACCTTTTTTATGAAATATTAAATATTGAATTTAATTTGTGGGGTTGGGCAAGAAATATGTGTAAGTACGGAGACTTTTATTTGCATTTAGAAATTGAACCTGAGTATGGAGTTTTAAATGTAAAACCAATATCTACTTACGAAATGACACGGGTTGAAGATTTAGATCCTGATAATCCTGCATATGTCTGCTTTAAACAAGAAGGTGCAAATAAAGCATCATACGAAAATTATGAAATAGCACACTTTAGATTGTTGGGTGATACCAACTTTTTGCCTTACGGAAAAAGTATGATTGAATCTGCAAGACGATCATGGAAGCAACTCCAACTTATGGAAGATGCTATGCTGATTCATAGAATTATGAGAGCACCTGAAAAACGAATGTTTTATATAGATATTGGTAATATTCCTCCCAACGAAGTTGATAATTTCATGCAAAAGGTTATCAATAAAATGAAAAAAGTTCCATATGTCGACCAACAAACAGGTGACTATAATTTGAAATTTAATTTACAAAACATGACCGAAGATTTCTTTTTACCTGTGCGTGGTGGTGATAGTGGAACTCGTATAGAAAGTTTAGGAGGGATGACCTACGATGGAACAGAAGATATTGAGTATGTAAAAAACAAAATGATGGCTGCTCTTAAAATACCAAAAGCATTTCTAGGTTATGAAGAAGGAATAACAGGAAAAGCAACACTTGCAGCCGAAGATATAAGATTTGCAAGAACCATAGAAAGAGTTCAACGAATTTTACTAAGTGAACTTACAAAAATAGCAGTAGTTCATCTTTATTCACAAGGATATAAAGATAGTAAACTTGTTGACTTTAATTTGTCACTTACTAATCCGTCTACTATTTTTGAAGAAGAAAGAGTAAGAATTCTATCTGAAAAACTAAATACTGCACGTGATATGATTGATGCAAAAATGTTTTCTAAGGATTGGGTTTATGATAAAATATTCGGTTTGGCAGAAGATGAAGTTGAGGAAATTAGAAAAGATTTTGTCGACGATGCGAAAGAATTTTTCCGTCTCGAAAGTATTCAAAATGAAGGAACTGATCCGGCCGATCAAAGCAATGCCGATAATTCTGAAGATGGTGATGATGATGATTCTTACAATTTTGGAGAGTCTGATCGTGAGGATGTCATTCACAAAAGAAAACGTGAAGAGGAAAAACGAAAAAATAGTAATAACAAATATGACCATCCTGATAATAAACCTATGGGCAGAGACCCACTTGGTTCGGATGAACGAAGAGTTTCTGGAAGAACAAGTGAGAGTCCTCTTAAACTCGAATCAGATTTAGAAAAACTTGACATTTTTTTATCAAGAAAACAAAAAACAATTAAACCGACTAATCAAAATCTTTTAGTTGAGACAGAAGAAGATGCAAAGAATTTTGTAGAAAAATTAGAGAGAGAAATAAAAATAGATTAAAATAAATTATATATGAAATTAAATTTAACAATTATTGACTATATTTATATTTATATACATTATCATAGCAAGTTCACGTGAAAAAATTAAAACATAGTAAATTTAAAAATACAGGCATATTATTCGAGTTATTGGTTAGACAAATTACTGCTGATATATTAGACGATAATAAAAAGTCATATGCCAATGAATTAATGAGAAATTATTTTTCTGAAGATAGTGTACTTGGACAAGAGCAAAGATTGTATCAATTGCTAATGGAAGAAACCTTTTCAGATGAAAAGTCTGCGGAAAGATTCCTCGACGTGGTAATTCAGTCTCATACAAAATTGAATACATCTGATTTAAGTAAAGCAAGATATAATCTTGTAAGAGAGATGAAGGATAATTATCCAATTGATGACTTCTTGCGTTCAAAAATTCGTAATTACAAAACTTACGCAAGTATTTACAAGTTGTTTGAAAGTAAGACTCCTAATATATTTTGCGACCCAAAGGAATTATTTGAATCAAAAAATACAATTGTCCAAAATATAGTAAATAGAAAAACAAATTCATTTAAAAATGAAGAAGTGGTTGAAACATACGAAAAGCAAAATGAAGATTTAAGACTCATAAGTTACAGATTACTCGTTAATAGTTTCAATAAGAAGTATAGTAGTTTAGATGAAAGACAACAAACACTTCTTAAAAATTATATTAATAATATTTCAAATACTAATAGTCTCAGAGAGTATGTAAATAAAGAAATTCCAAAAGTAAAAAAAGAACTTGTATCTTTGAAGGAATCAGTTATTGATGACAAAGTAGTATCAATTAAATTAGATGAAGTTGTTACTCAACTTGATAAAATCTGTGACGGTCGTGTTGTAAAAGATTCACAAGTTACTACATTGCTTATGTCATATGAATTGATCAAGGAAATAAAAAAACATGAATCTAACTGAAAAAAAGTTTAGAGAACTAATTCGTCTTTTAATTAAAAATCAAATAAGTGAATTAAACTCTACATCAAACATTGATGGATATTCTACACCATACGCATTTGGCAAAGAGGATGACGAAGACGATCATAAAAAAAATATAAAAAAATCAGCAGAAGTTTTCGATTTCAAACTTTCAAATGAAAAGCACAAAAACACAGTAGTTACCGAAGGAAAAAGTTTATTTCACTTATTCCGTGATCATCCTGATTACACACCTGTTCAAAAAATTGGAGTAACAATTCGTGAGATTAATAAAAACTTAAAAGAGATTGAAAAACTGATAGTAGTTGCTGAAAAATTTAAAAATGAAACAAAAACCGATAGTCAACAATATTGGAAAACAACAAGTAAGTTTATATCTAAAATTGACGAAAGAATTACAAAGATTTCAGATAAACTTAGAAATATGAGGTAAACATTATGGAAGATTGCACAAGACTTGATATAATTAATGCTAGTAATTTAGAAAGAAAAAATTTAACTAAAAAACTAGCAAAAACTAGAGTCTCTAAGTCAGACACTTGGAAAAAAGAACTCAAAAGCATTTTATCAGAAAGTTGGAACGAAAGTTCAAACGGAATAGATTGCACAATTGGAACAGAAGAGTCTAAAACAAAAATACTTATCAATAAAGACGATAAAACAAATTTGTATGGATTTTCTATTAGTTGTAACACCTCACGATGTGGAAAGGGTTTTAGTTCCAACGATCTTACCAAAACTCTAGAATCAGTAAAAGATAGTATTGATAATATAATAAAATCACTTGATAGTGTAAGTTTAACCTGTACGCACGAAATAAATTTAGTTAACCAAAAAAATGATCTAACACATACTCAAGTTGTTGAAGATCAAATTTCAACAGAACATATTTTGGACGATACTGTATAATTTTATATTTACTTTGTCAAAATAGATATAAATATTTATTTTTAGATATATACTTATATAATATGACAAAGCAAGTTTTAGTATCAACAATGCCATTTGAGTTCAATAGAACGCAGATTAACGAAAGTATAGACAAAAATAAAGGCAACCTTGTAGTACAAGGTATTCTTCAAAAAGCAAAAGAGCAAAATCAAAACGGTCGTATATATGGACGTGATCTTCTTGAAAGAGAAGCAACTAAATACCAAGAACTTATAAATGATAAACGGGCACTTGGTGAACTTGATCATCCAGAAAGTAGTGTAGTAAACTTACAAAACGTAAGTCACAATGTTACAGAAATGTGGTGGGAGGGTGATAACCTACTTGGAAAAGTTGAAGTATTAAGTACACCTGCCGGTAACATTTTAAAAGAATTATTTAAATCAGGAATTACACTTGGAATTAGTTCAAGGGGAATGGGAACTACACGTGAAAGTGAAGGAAAAACATTAGTCAACGATGACTTTGAACTTGTTGCGTTTGATTTTGTTAGCAATCCGTCAACACGTGGTGCTTTTTTAGAACCAGTTGCCATAAATGAATCAGTTGAAACTAATAATGTAGTTACTTCAGGTAGAGTATGCACTAAATTCTGTAAAGTAGAGTCAATTATACACGAAATACTTGGAGAAATAGGAGAGTCAGCAAAGTGAAACGAACAGATTTAAAAAAAATAATTGAAGAGGTTATAGCAGAAGAAATTGAAAATTATGAAATTTCTGATAGTTTATTGACAGAATCTTTATTTTCAGATGAAAAGATGTCAAATGAAGAAAAGCAAGTTTCAAGTGAAAAAATAAATAAATTTGGAAATTATCAAAAGTATATTAATACGGAAGTAAAAGATATAGATATTGCCGAGGATCTATGTAACATAATTTCTTCTGCATCAAAATATATGCTAAGTGAAACTGACGATTGGTTCGATGCAGTTAGTGTTAAGAGAAATTTAACCGAGTTAAAATCACTTGCTAAACAATTTCACAAAACTGCAAGTGAACGACAAGTTCATACACAAAGATTGCAGGGGTTATACGAGGATATGGGAAATATATTAAATAGATACTTTGAAATAAGAGAGGACGAAAACAATGAACAAAAAACAAATTAAGAACCTCGTAAAAAAACAATTACTTGAATCTATATCTTTAGCAGACGAAGTAGTTGGAAAATTAAATAAAAAAAGTCTCGGTTTCCGTGGATACATTAATGAAGAAATTTTAGAAGGAACAATCTCAGATGTTAATAATTATGCCAAGGAAAATAACTTAACATTCACATCATGTTCCGACTCAAAATTCGGAGGACATTACACAGGTGAAATTGAGGTTTATGAGTTTTCTCCTAATCCTGATTTTTACGGAAAAATAATGGAACATACAATGTCTGCACTTAGTTCACTAGAAAGAATTACAGGTAATAATAGTGTTGTTCTAAGTAAAACAAATGATTCGGTGATCAATGAAGGTGTTACACGCATGATTGAGAATGCAGACCTAATGGAATTTACCATACAACCTATTTTGGATAATATTTCATGCAAAAGAGCAAATGAAATGTTTGATCCAACAACTCTAAAAAAATATGCGAATATAATAATAAAAGATGCCGAATCGCATGACGATACACTCAATGAATTCAAAGAAGAAGACTTGGATAAATTAAATTCAATTGTTGTTAAGTATATTAATGAAAACACAACGAATCATATTAAAAAATTTGAGTATGACGATGAATCTATTTTAAAAAACTACAACAAATTGTTTGTTAGTAAAAATTTCTAAAACCTTAAAAATATATAATATTATGAAAATCACACGCACGGAACTAAAAAAAATTATTAAAGAAGTAATTTCAGAACTTGAATTATTCGAGGGTCTTACAAAAGCACAGGAAAAACTTCCTGAACCACTTAAGAAGGCAATTCTTAAAAAGCAAGGTGAATCTGATTCAACTGAAGAAAAAGAAGATGTTGAGGAAGGTCTTACAAAAGCACAAGAAAAACTTCCTGAACCACTCAAGAAAGCAATTCTTAAAAAGCAAGGAAAAACTGAAGAATCCGATGAAGAAGAAAAAATAGAAGAAGGAAATGCTTTTGGAGCCGCAGTTAAGGCTGCACGTGAAAACGGTGAAAAAGAATTTGAAGTTGGTGGCAAGAAATACAAATTAAAAGAGAAAAAAGAAATCACAGAACAAGAAGACACAGAAGAATTTGTAGGAGAAGACGAAGAACTTGAAGAATCATCTTGCAGTAAGCATGAAGATGATGAAGAAGATGTAGAAGAAGGAAATGCGTTTGGAGCAGCTGTCACTAAAGCAAAAGAAGACGGTGAAGACGAATTTGAAGTTGACGGAAAGACATATAAAGTAAAAGAATCAACCGATGAAGTTAATCAAATTGAAATAGGTGGAAAAAAATATAAAGCAAATGAAGATTGGTCTAAACTCACGTTGTCTGAAAGATTAAATCGTATATTAGGTGATCGAAAAGTTCTATAAAAGTTACCTTTTATCATATTTTTTTAAAAAAAGAGAAGATTTCTTCTCTTTTTTTTTTAATTTTTTATATATTTTTAAAATATTTTCATACGTAAGTATATATTTATTCTACAAATGCTTCCACATTATTGGAAACACGTCAAAAAAAGGTTTCATCAATTAAAGTTTAAAAATAGCTTTAGAATATAGGAAAAAAACAAAATTATGAGTAAATTATTACAAGAAGCAATCGCAGACGCAAAAGCAGTCCGTGAAACAGCATTAGCAAATGCTCGTCTTGCTTTAGAAGAAGCATTCGCACCTCGTTTGCAAAGTATGCTTACAAAAAAGTTAAGAGAAGATGAAGAATTAGAAGCAGAAGAATCTGAAGAAGAGTCTGCTGAAGAAGTCGAAGAAGGAAGTTATTCCGAAGACGACGAAGAATCAGTTGAAGACGAATCAGAAGAAGAAGTTTCTGAAGAGCACTCAGAGGAGTCGGAAGAAGAGTCTGCTGAAGAAGTCGAAGAAGGAAGTTATTCCGAAGACGACGAAGAATCAGTTGAAGACGAAATTGAAGACGAACTTGATGCAGAAGAAGAAGTAGAAGCAGAAGATTCCGAAGAAGCAGAAGATGCTGAAGAACTAGAATTAGATGATGACACTGAAGACGAAGAATCTGACGACGAAATCAATCTCGAAAATATCATTAAAGAACTTGAAGCAGAACTTGAAATTAATGAAGAAGAGGATGAAGAAGAAGTTGAAGACTCTGAAGAATCAGAAGAAGAATCAGTAGAAGAGCAATCCGATTCATCTGAAATTGGTAAAAAGGATAATCATGTTGATGTAGCAGATTGTTCTGATTGTGAATCAGGTGATTCTTCACTTACTGAAGAAGCAGAAGAATCTGATGAATCTGAAGATATTGATGAAGAAATCGACATTGAGATTGTTGAAGAATCCGATGAAGAAGAATTAGAAGAATCTGAAGAAGAGTCAATCGAAGAAAGTTCATGTTCAGAAGACGATGAAGAAGAAGATGAAGAAATCAATCTTGAAGAAATTCTCAAGGAACTTGAGGAAGAATCAAACATTGAAGAAGAAATCGAGAATACAGATTTGTCTGAATTAAGAACAGAAAACGAAAAACTTCAAAAAGAAAACGATGAATACCGCAAGGTCTACAAATATTTGCGTGGTAAGTTGAATGAAGTGAATTTGTTAAATGCAAAACTTCTTTACACAAATAAATTGTTTAAAGAGTTCGCACTTGCAGAATCACAAAAATTAAAAGTAGTAGAAAGTTTTGATCTTACGAAAAACGTTCGTGAAGCAAAACTTGTTTACGCAACTCTTGGTGAATCATTCCGTTCAATCAATGAACAATCTGAAGAAAAAGTGGAAGAAACTACCATCGAAGCACCTAAAGCAAAGAAGGAAGAAAAGAAGTCACTTTCAGAAGGAATGGCATCAAAAGCAATCAAATCAACTAAACCATCCAAGCAGATTTTATCAGAAGGCAATGAACTTGCTAACCGATTCAAAAAACTTGCAGGGATAGTTTAATTTAAAAACTGTTAAAAAACAACAACTAAAATTCAAAGGAAAAAATAAAATGAGTGAGATTAGTAAATTATTACAAGACAGTCAGAATCCACAACAAAAACTTATGGCAGAAACCCGTGGGTTAGTTTCCAAGTGGGAAAAGACTGGTTTATTAGAAGGTATCGGTACAGATACAGAAAAAAGTGGAATGGCAATTCTTCTTGAAAATCAGGCAAAGCAATTGATTGATGAAGGTTCACGTACAGGAACACAATCTGGTTCCGAAGAATGGAGTGGAGTTGCACTTCCTCTCGTTCGTCGTGTGTTTGCAGAAATCGCTGCGAAGGAATTCGTTTCGGTTCAACCAATGAATCTTCCATCAGGATTGATTTTCTATTTAGACTTCAAATACGGAACAGCACAATCACGTCAAGCAAGTGGTAGTTTGTTCGGTGGTACTGGAGCAACTAAGTCAACTGACAAAGCAGAAGGTGGTCTTTACGGAGCAGGACGTCATGGTTACTCTCTTAACGATCAAAAAGTTGCTATCACAACAGGACAAGAAGTAGGAGTTGACGTTGCAACTGACGCAGACCTCGATGGAGTTCGTGCATTCAAAGTTGTAGATGCTAATGGTGCAGAAACTTCTCTTGACGCAGACAACAAAGCAGCTGCTGACGGAACACTTCACTATCATGTTGCAACAACAGACATCACACGTGGTGACTTTGAAGCAGCTGACGATGCAACCGAAGGTGCAGTAACAGGATCACAAGATGCTGGTATTCCTGAAGTTAACTTGGAACTTAAAAGTGAACCAATCGTTGCAAAAACACGTAAGTTAAAAGCAGTTTGGACACCTGAGTTGGCACAAGACCTTAATGCTTATCATAGTATTGACGCAGAAGCAGAATTAACATCACTTCTTTCCGAGTATGTTTCAATGGAAATTGACTTGGAAATTCTTGATATGCTTCTTGTTAATGCAGGTACAGTTGACGCAACTGCGTTTAACGCAACTGCTGGTTTAACAGGTGGTGAAACTCAAGGAACATTGTTCCAAAAACTCGGAACAAAGATTCAATCAATGAGTAACAAAATTCATCAATTGACTCTTCGTGGTGGTGCAAACTTCCTCGTATGTTCTCCACAAGTTGCTACAATCCTTGAAAGTATTCCAGGTTATGCGGCTGACACAGACGGAAATCAGTCTCAGTTCGCAATGGGTGTTACTAAGGTTGGTGCATTAAACAATCGTTTCCAAGTTTACAAGAACCCATACATGACAAGTGGTGACGTTCTCGTAGGTTTCAGAGGTGCTAACTTCTTAGAAACAGGTGCGGTTTATGCTCCATACATTCCATTAATTCAAACTCCATTGGTATACGATCCAGTGAACTTCACACCACGTCGTGGAGTCATGACTCGTTATGCTAAGAAAATGGTTCGTCCTGAATTCTATGGTAAACTTTCTGTTGAAAATGCAGATAAGGTTTAATCTTAGAGCAAACGTTCAAAAATTTAAAGAGAGGTTCTTCGGGACCTCTCTTTTTTTTATTTTGATTTAAAATACTTAATATATTTCTTTAACATATTTATATTCATGGAAGACAATGAAGAATACGAAGAAGAAACTCAAAGTCCCAATGACAAGATGCATGAACTTGAAAGAGTTCGTTGGGATGGTAAAACATCATCACCAATAGGAAAAACACCTTTTGGTTTTTTTGACGGTGATGCTGAGTTCGTTTCATTTGCACCAAAGGCTGCTTCTTGGGCTGCTACTCGTTTAGGATATCCTATTGTAGATGTGGAGATGATAGATGTTCAATTTTATGCGTGTTACGAAGAAGCAGTAACAGAGTATAGTGCTCAAATAAATCAATTTTCAATCAAACAAAATTTATATAGTTTACGTGGTACATCCACAAGTGTAAATTTAACCACATCAGTTTTACAAACTCAACCATTACCATTTTATTTGAAATTGTCAGAAGCATATGGAGCAGAGGTGGGAACTGGAGGTAATGTTGATTGGAGACGTGCATCACTTGAGGTTAAAAATGGAGTTCAAACCTACGATTTGCAAGGACTATTTAATTATTATTATGAAGACCCACGTACAGGTGAAAAGAAATTAGAGAAAATAGAGGTAAAACGTGTATTTCATGAACCACCACCTAGTATAAATAAAATATACGATCCAATGTCAAACTCAGGTATGTCTGCTTCAAATATGTTGAGTGAGTTTGGTTGGAGTGGTATGTCTCCACGTGGAACTCAATTTTTATTAAGACCAATTAATGAAGATTTACTAAGACTTCAAGCAATAGAATTTAATGAACAAGTAAGAAGAAGTGCGTATAGTTTTGAATTAATAAACAATAAACTTACAATTTTTCCTGTTCCAACCAAAGATTATACATTATACTTTGATTATGTTTTCAAACGTGAACGAGACATAGCAGCCGTTCAAGGTTATGTTGACGCAGACGAATTTAATGTAATGCCTAAAAATCAAACTGAGGTTATTGAGGAAACAACAGAGCAAGTTGTTGTTGATAATACTCAAACAGGAATAAATGATGGAACTCCCAAGTCGTATACAAAGTCGGAAATATCGGACGATGTATCGTTTACTTCATCCGATTCAATCACAGATGTAAGTAATGCTCCTTATCAATTTCATAGTTTTTCTACAATAAACGATGTTGGAAAACGATGGATCATGAAGTATTACTTGGCATTGTGTAAAGAATTGTTAGGTTCGGTTAGATCAAAATATCAAAGTTTACCGATACCTGGTGGGGAGACTTCATTAGACGGAGATGCATTAAGATCAGAGGCATCGGCAGAAAAAGAGCAATTGATTACAGAATTGCGTGAGGATTTAGAGGTAACAAGTCGTAGTACAACAAGTGAATCTTTAAATCAAATATCAGATAACTTACAAGAAAACTTAAGAAAAGTTCCAAACTTTTTATATATAGGATAAAAAATGTCAAGATCACGTGGTAGATATTTCTCAAGAAGAGATGTTCGTTTTATGAATAGTCTTTCTGGAGAACTTATGCTTGATATAGTTGAGCAAATAATTATTTTATTTAAAATAGATTCATCTCAAACACACGAAAATGTTTATGGTGAGAGTATAGATAAATTTTATCATCCTGGAATTGAAACTTCGTGTTTAGTTGAAACTAATCCTGAAACAACAAGTTACGAGGGATTTGGTCCTGATGTCAAAAAAGGAGTTATATTTAGATTTCACCAAAAGTTATGTGAACTTAAAGAATTTTATCCTGAAAACGGAGATATAATTTTTTGGGAAAATGCATATTTTGAAATAAGTGCAATAGTGGAAAATCAGTTTTTAGGTGGTCAACCTGAAAAGAACTTTAGTTTATTGTGCAATGGTCACTTAACTAGATTAAGCAAACTAAACATTTCTGAAAGGAATTTGTAAATGGGAAATTTAGACTCAGTCAATAATCCGTTTATTACTTTAAGAAATTTATCTACAAGTGGTGATGAGTTCACAAGTGCTTTGGGAAAATTACCTCCAAACTTGGACAATACTCAGAAAATGTCAAATATCAAAAAATCAAAGTCTTCTGATTATAGTGAGAATCGTGCTGAAAAACTTAGAATGGATAATATTTCTATTAATGATTACTCAATTACCTTACTTGATATTGATAATATATTATACGATTATTTTGTAAAAGTAATAAAACCAGAAGTAGTAGACACAGGTGGTTCACTTGTAAGTGTACCAGTTCGTCATGCTTCCCCCGAACGTTGGAGTGCAATTCAAAATGATGGTTTTTTTCGTGACAGTAAAGGACAGGCACAACGTCCTATGATTATTTTTATACGTACAAGTGTAACAAAAGATGATAACTTTTCCCCAATTAATAATCAACTTAGTGTTCCATTTGTAAAAAAATTTGATTCAAAAAATATGTACGATAGATTTAGTTTATTAACTGATGTAAATAAAGTATATCAAGTTCATAATGTAACATTTCCTGACCGAGTTGATCTTACTTACGATTTTACGATGTCAACTGAATATGTAGAGCAAATGAATACACTTGTTGAGAAAATCACATTTGCAAGTGACGATTATTGGGGTGATCCTTCTGGATTTAAATTTAGAACTAAGATTGATAGTTTTTCTAATTCAGTTGAGTCTTCCGAAGGAGAAGATAGAAATGTTACTACTACATTTAGTGCAACTGTAAATGCTTTTTTGTTACCTGAGGTATTTGATAATAAAACAACATCTAAACTTTCACTAACACCACGTAAAATTGTATGGGGAGTTGAATATGATCAAAATAGTCAAAGTTTCAGAAATGAACACACAAATAATAGTTTAAATAAAGGAAATAAAAATATTACACTAGATCGTAAAAATCAAAATGTTTTTATAAACAATATTAAAAATAGTTACGAGTTACGATTATTAATGGATGAAGAATTTTATACCATTGAAACCGAAGAAATGCAATTTTATATTACGACAAAATTAGATGAAAACGAAAATGATTTTTTTGTATGGGATTATATGGGAAATAATATCGAGTTAAGACCCGGTGAAATATATGAACAAAAAATAAATAATGAATATACACTTAATATAGAAGTACACGAATCATCTGTACAAATAATAAAATTAAATTTAGTAGGTGTTTAAATAAATTATACTTGATTTTATTTTAATTATTACATATCATAGATTAATGGAAAATAAAATAGAATTAAGTAAAGATGAAATATCCGAAATTACAAGGTTGAATTCTGATTACCAACAAATCGTATTATCTTTGGGTGAACTTGAAATTGAAAAAAAGCAACTTACGGACAAATTATCAAATATTGAAAATTTAGCAAGTGATGCACATACCGAGTTTAAAGACATAACTAAACGTGAAGTTTTATTTAAAGAACGTTTATTTGAAAAATACGGTGACGGTGAAATAGACGTACAATTTGGGGTATATATTAAAAAATAATTACTATTTGTCTATAAATATTAAACTTTGAAATTTTTTATGAATATTTATTCTAAAAAAGGTCAAACTTTAAATATACAATACATAACAACCCAAACAGGAGAATCCAGAAATGGCAGAACGAACAATTAGTCCAGCAGTTTTCACGAATGAAATCGATTCATCACTTCTTTCACAAGGAGTTTCAAATATAGGTGGAGCAGTTGTCGGTCCTTTTAACAGAGGTCCTGCATATGCACCAACCATCGTAACTTCAGCCGCAGAGTTAGAAGATTTATTTGGTACAGCAGATGGTGATTATTATCAACCATTTACAGCAAGTGAATATTTACAACAACAAGGTGTAGTAACAATAGTACGAGTCGGATCACTTGGTGGATATGAGCAAAAAGATGCACTTATTATTAAAGCAACCGTAGAGTCAGTTGATGACGAAAAGTATGAAGCATACTACGGATTAGAAAGTGGAAGTTGTCCAGTTGAAGTCGGTGACGATAGTGTTATCGGTGTCTTGGCAAATTCTTTGATTGTATCTCCTGGTGGAGAGTCAATTGTTGATCTTAGTGGATTTCGTGGTTCTGAAATTGATCCTTTAACAGACGTTATGTTTTATTCCGAAACAGAAGATGCAGACGGAAACTCAGTAGTAAGTTCAAATCTTCGCTCATCTCTTAAGTTAAGAACAACCGATGAAGACGGAGTTGTTCAAAACGTTGGAGATAAAGAAGACGAAAACGGAAATGAAATTCCTAGTGATTATGCGTTCTCGTTAGATCCACGTGATCCTGATAGTTTGAATAACATTTTTGGACGTGCGGCTAAAAAGAATGTAGAACCTGCATACTTTCATGCTTACTTTGAAAATGAGCAAGAAAGATTATACTCAAATGTATTTGCTGGTGTAACATATCGTTTAAGTTGCGACGTTGAAACTGCAATAGGAGCAGGCGAAACAATGCAATTCCAAAACACAATTCTTAACGCAGAAGGTGAAGAAGAAGTTGATTTGTCAACATTCGGTGAAGGAGGAGAGTTTGCTTGTCGTCCAGCAGTAACCCCATTTATTCAGTCCCAAGAAATCAGTGGACGTAGATACGACTTGTTTAGAGTTTATACTCGTAACATGGGAACAAGTGCAAATCGTGAAATCAAAATTGGTATATACAATATCAGAACTCCCGGTAGTATTTCTGGTTCTGATTATGGTACATTTAGTTTGGTTGTTCGTGGATTTCTTGATAACGACAAAACTCAAAATGTAATCGAGAATTATGATGCACTTACACTTGATCCAAATAGTCCTAATTTTGTAGCACGTGTAATTGGTGATCGTTTCACAACAATTGATTCACGTGGTAAAGTAACAGAACACGGTGATTATGGAAACTCAAGTCGTTGGATTCGCATTGAAATGAATCCTGAAATGGTTGCACCTGCAAACGCAATGCCTTATGGTCATGGTTCATATATGTCACCTGTAGGTGGTCTTGAAGTTCCACAACCTCTTTTTAGTCATGTTTCTCAATACGAAAGAAATCCTGGACGTTACTTCAACGGTGCAGTTTTCACAGAAGATACACCAGATGGTATTTTAGATATGCCACGTTCTCAAAAAGACACCCTTGAACTTTTTGCTCCAATTCCTAATGATGCCGGAGAAGCAGGACTTGGATATTACATGGATCAACCTGGATCATATAAAGAAGAAGTCGACGGAGTAACTGAAGAATTTGCAGTTAGTGCTATTGACACAAGTCCATCGGTTGCAGATGAAATTGAAACAAGTAAATTAAGAAGATTCTTGGTTGGTTTCCAACAAGGATTTGATGGTCACGCACCAGGACATCCAATTAATACAGGAAAAGATATTACTCCTACGAATGTACAAGGTCTTGATTGTGCTGGAAGATTCTCATCCGGAACACAAGGATATATTCGTGCGTTTCAAGCATTGAGTAACCAAGACGAGTTTGATATTAACTTGCTTGTAACTCCTGGATTGAGTCTTGATCTTCATAGAACTGTAATCAATCGTGGTGTTGATCTATGTGAAACACGTGAAGATTGTTTTTACATTCTTGATTGTGTAAGTGCTCATAATCAACCAGGTCGTGTAGATGATGCAGTTTCTCAAGCATCTACACTTGATTCAAACTATGCAGCCACATACTATCCTTGGGTTAAAATTATTGATCCGGCAACTAACCGTATCGTTCCTTATCCTCCAAGTTCATTAATGATGGCAGTATATGCTTCTAATGACCAACGTTCTGCTGAGTGGTTTGCTCCTGCCGGACTTAATCGTGGTGGAATCGAGTCAGCAGTATCTGTTATGGATCGTTTGAACTTTGCTGAAAGAGATACTCTTTATGAAGGTAAAGTTAATCCAATCGCTGCGTTTCCTGGTCAAGGTATAGTTGCTTTCGGTCAGAAAACATTGCAAAGAAATGCAAGTGCTTTAGACAGAATTAATGTAAGACGTCTTCTTATCAATCTTAAGAAGTTCATTGCAAGTTCTGCACGATTCTTAATTTTCGAGCAAAATGTAACTGCAACTCGTAATCGTTTCTTGGGTATCGTTAATCCTTATCTTGAAAATGTACAACAAAGACTTGGATTATATGCTTTCCGTGTAATCATGGACGATAGTAATAATACTGCTGACATGATTGACAGAAACATTATGTACGGACAGATTTTCATCCAACCTGCACGTTCAGTTGAGTATATCGTACTTGACTTCAACGTTCAGTCAACTGGAGCATCATTTGGTGCATAATTTGTAATTGTAAACAAAAAAAAAGAAAAGACCCTCCATTCGGAGGGTCTTTTTTTGTAAACATATATATTTATAGCCATGACAATGACATTAACCGAAATTGTATCCGAGATTCAATATAATGAGTTTTGTAAATTTGTTGATTCAATTAATATTACAAACAAAACAAATTTGAATGAAATTGCAATTCCATCGTCTTTAAAAAAAATATGGTCTTTTGTTACGGAACTAAAAAATTTAGTAAAAGTAAAATTGTTAGATTTAATAAAATTGTTTAAAAATAAAATAGTTTTTAAGTTTTTTGCTAAGATCAAATTTAGTATGGCAAAGTTGTTTTCAATTGTTAAAGCAGGATTTAAAGCATATAAACAAGTTATTAAAGCAATTGGTGAGTACATGGCAAGTACAAAGGTAGGACGATGGACAGAAGATAAATTAAAAGACTTAGACGCATTTCTTGCTAAACATCCGAAAACAAAAAGAATAGCAGGATTAGCAGTTGCTGGTATATTAATTTACATTTGGTTGAATATGACATTTACAGGTAATGCAGATTACGACTTTGATATGGGGGATATGATTATGGCACTTGGAGGGGGGTTTACGTTGTCCACACTATTCGCAGGACCTGAGGGAATGGCATTGTTAACATTGTTTGCGACTGGTGTTATTGGATTATCTTTTCCATGGCCAGGACCACAACATATTCAATTTGTAGGAGCAGTATTATATGGTTCTGCTAAACTTGTTGGACAAAAGTTAAGAAAAGAAAAATAAATACGTATATTTTCATTTGTTAGAAATAATTATTATTAGATGAAAAAACAACTTTTCAAAAATTAATCACATATTTATAGAATATAATTTAAACACAAAAACTGGAGAAATAAAATTATGGCACAAGTAGTTGAAACACAGGAAATGTTCTTTACGGCATTTGAACCGAAGACACAAAATCGTTTTATCATGTACATCGATGGTCTTCCATCTTATCTTATTAAAGCAACGGCACGTCCGAATCTTGCTATTGACGTTCAAACAATTGATCATATCAATATTAAACGCAAACTTAGAGCAGGTAAAGCAGAATGGCAGGATATCTCAATCACACTTTACGATCCGGTAGTTCCAAGTGGAGCACAGGCTGCAATGGAGTGGATTCGTCTTTCTCACGAATCTGTTACTGGAAGAAATGGTTATGCTGACTTCTACAAAAAGGATCTTACAATCAATGTTCTCGGTCCTGTTGGTGATTATGTTGAAGAGTGGACAATCAAAGGTGCGTTCGTGAATAACATGAATCCAGGTACACTTGATTGGTCAACCGGTGAATTCTCAACCGTTGAACTTACTCTTTCATACGATTACGCAATTCTCCAATACTAAAAAAAACTTTCCAGTTTTTTAAACTTAAAAAAAAACTTCTCTTCTTGAGAAGTTTTTTTTTTTAAATATATATTTATGATTATGAACACAACAAACTTTAATAAAATAGTAAATGAACTTTTTTGCGAAATAAAAGATGAATACGAAAAAGCAGAAGTAACCGAAGGACTTAGTTCTGCAATGAATTCACTTCTTAAATTTTTGTTGGCAAAAGTTAAAAAAGGAACATTTCAAAGAAATTACGATGTTGATACTTCTTCTGGTAGAATGGAGTTTATTACTAAGGGTGGAAAAAGAATAGTAATAAGTGATGCTAAACTTGGTATTTTGGTATATAAATCTTGGAAGAATAAAAAAGATAAAGAGTTTTTTGATTACAGTGAACATAGTGATATTTTAAAGTTTGCATTAAAATCATAAACTTGTAAAAAAAACTTGCCATTGTATATATGTATATTTATAGTATATATAAAATATACAATTTAAAAGGTTACAAATTATGGCAAATGAAAATGATAAAGTAGACATTCCTCAGGAAGTAAGAGAGGCATTGCAACGCAACAATAACGCATCAACTGCAAATCAAAGTGCAACAACACAAAGCACACGCACAGAAGCAACAAGTACGCAAAATACTGCTCCTTCTAATGCAAGTAAGTCAACTGATGTTGTACAAAAAGTAGAATATCCTACTGAAGTTGTAGATTTACCAAGTCGTGGTTGGTTTTATGAACCAACTTCACCACTTGCATCTGGTAAGATTGATATTAAATACATGACTGCACGTGAAGAAGATATTCTTACGAGTCAAAATTTAATCAAAAAGGGAGTCGTTCTTGACAAACTTCTTGAAGCATTGATTGCAACACCAGGTGTTAATCTTGATGATGTATTAGTTGGTGATAAAAATGCGATTTTTATAGCAGCCAGAATTCTTGCTTACGGAAAAGATTATAACATTAAGTTTAAAGACCCATCCACAAACGAAGATGTACAAGATGTAATTGATTTATCAAAGATCGAACCAAAGGAATTTGATTTTGAAAATTACGAACGTGGTTCTAATTTGTTTGAGTTTGAACTTCCATTTTGCAAAAAGAAAGTACATTGGAGTTTGTTGTCTCATAAAGACGAACAAAACATTGATGCTGAACTTAAAGCAATGAAGAAGTTTACAAAAAATAAAAATGAAACTAACGAAGTAACAACACGATTGAAATATGTTATCAAAGCAATTGATGGAAATGATGATCGTAATTCAATCAAGCAATTTGTTGATCGTGAACTTCTTGCACGTGATAGTTTGGCATTTCGTGAGCATATCAAGGAAAATACTCCTGATTTAGACATGACGTTTAATTTTGAATCGGAAGATACTGGATATGAAGAAAGGATGACGATCCCTTTAGGGGTCGACTTTTTTTACCCTTCCACCCGAGTATAGAATTCAACTTCACGAAGAAGTTTTTAATCTTGCTTATTATAGTCAAGGAGGATTTACACAAGATATTGTGTATAATCTACCGATATATCTTCGCAGATTTTATATCAGAAAACTCGTTGACATACGCAATAAAGAAAACGAACAAGTGGAAAAAGCACAAGCATCTGCGAAGTCAAAATCTCCGAGTATGCCAAATAAACCTTCTATGCCAAGTAGGTCATCTTTTAGATAGCATTAATTAGTTAATCATTTAACTTAATTTACAGAAGTCGTATATTTATCAATATATACGACTTTTTGTATTTATAACATAAATCTAATTAATGACATGAAAAATATAACAGAACAAGAACAACAATTAAATGAATTCATCGGTGGAATTGTAAACGCAATTTTTTCTGGAAAAGCAAGAAAAATTGCAAAAAGCAAATTAGAAGATCCTCGTTTGGCAAATTCTTTACAAAAGTATATTGATAATACTGAAAAATTTCGTCAAGAACTAAAAAGTATTGGGTATTCAAGTAAAGAAGATTTAAAAAAAGCATTAGCAAAAAATCCAAAAGTAAAAGACTATATCGAGTTTTAATACATGGACGATAAAGATGTAATAGATTTTGCTTCTAATCTTCAAAAATCAGTTGGAGATGGGTTACTTCCTACCCAAAACCAAATTAATGATGTTACTAAGCAAATATCTGAAAATCTAAGTTCAGGTGAAATAGATTCTGCAATAAATATTGTAGGTAGTGATAAAGTAAAGGAGTTATCAACACAACTTACTGCATCTGCATCAATGTACGAAAAAATAAAAACCGAGGCAATGTCAGTTACACGTGAATTGGTAAAAGCAAATAATGAGTCAGAACTTGAAGAAAAAATAAAACAACAAACTGCTTCACTAAATCAAAGAATTGCAAATACACAAAGTGCAATAACAGAATCACAAAACAAACTTATGCCAAATTTGCAAAGTGAGTTAGCAACGGCACAAACAAAACTTTCTTTGATGGATAAAACAGATGTAGGATATACCGATCAATTAAACAAAGTCAAAGAAATAGGTACAAGTATTGAACAAGAAAAATTAAGAGTTGCTGATATAATAGGTCAACAAGCAGGTCTCACTAAATTAAAAGACGAGGAGTTAGCAAAAGCAAGTGAATTACTAGATAAGGATAAAAGCATATATGATATGCGAATGGAAATTGCAAAAAACTCACGTGAGTTGGTGGAATCTACGAAAGAACAACTTGATGCAACTGAAAAACTAGAACGTGTTCTTGAACGTATAGGAGATAATTTCAAGGAACTACTTGAAGATAACAGAGATTTAATTAAGGAGTTTCATAGTGAAGTTGATTCTATGGCAGATGGAATTACAAATACACTTAAAAAAATACCTGTTATAGGAAACTTACTTGCCACAAGTATTCAAGGACCATTAAAAGAGGCAGCCAATAAAGTAAAAGAAGATTTTACGGCCGGATTTCTTAAAATGGCAGAGGCAGCTAGTAAACCGGGAGCAAATTTAGTTGATACATTAAAAGCAGGTTTACCCGAAGTGATGGGTGCAATCAAGGGTATAGGTTCAATGTTTATGTCAGTATTAACAGGTCCGGTTCTGATACTTGGTAGTATTGCTACATTGTTGTATTTGGCATTTTCAAGATTTCAAGCACTTGAAAAATCTACACAAGAATTCCGAAATGAACTTGGGTTGTCGTATGGAGCAATGGAGCAAATACAAAAAGATGCCATTTCAGTAAACAAAGAATTGGCATATTTTGGAGTAAGTATTGAAGAAGCAGTTGGATCAGCAAAAGCATTAGTAGAAGAATTTGGAAATGTTAATCATGTTACACGTGGACAAATAGAATTAGTTTCAAAGTTAAGTGCAGGATTAGGAATCAGTCAAGATGCAGCCGCAGGTGCTTTAGTTAAGTTTATGGAAATGGGAGCACCGAGTGATGAAGTAGCACAAAACTTAACACTTGCAACTGCCGAACTTAGTAATCTTGCTGGAGTTCCTGCTGGTAAAGTTATGGAAGATGTTGCAAACGCAAGTGAGGATGCAATATTAGCAATTGGTAATATGCCAAGAAATCTAGCAGCCGCAGCCGTTGAAGCAAGACGCATGGGAAGTAGTTTAGATTCTGCGGCCGCAACTGCAAGTCACTTACTTGATTTTGAAAGTAGTATTTCGTCGGAAATGAAATTGGCAAGTATGATGGGACGTCATGTTAATTTTCAAAAAATGCGACAACTTGCAATGGATGGTGATTTAGCAGGTATGCAAAAAGAGCAATTGCGTATCATGAAAGAAATGGGTGGATTTGATCGTATGAATCGTTTTCAAAAGCAAGCACTTGCAGAAGCACTTGGAACGAGTGTAGAAGAACTCACCAAGATGAATAAAATTGAAAAAGAAAATGCTGAGTTTGCACGTGAAAATCCAGAACTGGCTGCCGAGTATCAAAAGCAGTTGGAAGCACTTCGTGGTGGTGAAGAAAAAAGTTTAGCACAACAAGCAGAAGCAAGAATGAAGCAAGAAATTCAACAAGCAAAAATGAATGCTCTGCAAAATCAATTTAATCAAATGATGGTAGAAATGGGTGAAGCATTATTACCTGTTATCAATGGATTAATGTCAGCACTTGTACCTATATTAAAAGTTATAGGATTTTTATTAAAATTAATCGTTGCACCATTTGCGTTAATAGGTGATTTAATTGCGGCCATTACAGGTGATACAAGTCGTTTGAAAGAACGTTTCAGTGACTTTGGAAGCACGGCAATAACAATCGTGGGATCACTTGGAGTTGCACTTGTGGTCGCAATGAAAATGGGTTCTACTTCCATGACAGGACTATTTTCTTCATTTGGAGATATGATAAAAGGAGCATTGAAAAAAGTAGCAGGATTAGGTTCTGCAATCAAAACAGCATTTTCAGCAGGTGGTGCTACATCGGCGGCATCTGCTATTCCAGCACCAAGTGGAGTGGGTGCGTTTGGACGAGGTAGTCCGATTCAATCTGCAACACCAAAACCATCGGTGGCCGCAAATAAAGGACCCGGATTTGCTGATAAATTTGCTGAAATAGATACAAATGGTTTACTAAAAGCAGCCGGAGCATTAGCAATACTAGCAGGTGCTTTGTATGTGTCTGCAAAAGCATTTCAAGAATTTGGTGAAGTAACATGGGAAGGTGTAGTAAAAGGTTTAGTTGCAATAGGTTCGTTGGTATTAGTGTCCAAATTACTTAGCAAAGGAAGTGATGATATGATAAAGGGTGCGGCTGCAGTTGCGATTTTAGGTGCTTCACTTATTCCGGCCGCATTTGCTTTTCAAATGTTTGCTAATGTTCCATTTTCTGCCGTTATTCTTGGTATAACTGCACTTGGTGCTTTAGCAGTAGTTGCGGCCGTGGTAGGTAAATATTCTGTCATAATACTCGCAGGAGCAGGAGCATTGGCTGCGATTGCAGGTGGAATGCTTGTATTTGGATTAGCAGCCATGGCATTTGCAATGGCAGTTAATATTATAGCATCAGCATTTGGTAAAGTAATAGAAACAATACAATCAATGTCAATGGGTGACATTGGAATGATATATGCACTTGGTTCTGCATTTGCATTTATTGGACTTATGTCTCCTTTATTAATATTAGCAGCCGTTTCAATTGGAGTACTTGGATTAGCATTAATTCCGTTTTCAATTGGACTACTTGCAGCTGGAATTGGTTTAACAATGTTCGCATTTGGTGTAAAACAACTTATTGATCATTCATCTGAATTACCTGCGGCTGCATTTAATTTTGGAATTTTCATTGGTATGATGGCAATGCTTGCTCCTACACTTGCAATAGCAGGATTAGGATTGGCCGCATTTGGCATTGCATTGATACCATTTGGAATTGGTATTGCCTTGGCAGGAGCAGGAGTTGCATTATTTGGTTTTGGAATGAGTATGGTTATGGATACTATGAAAGATTTACCACAAGCAGCTGCAAGTCTTATGTTGTTTGCAGGTGCTATGGCATTAATTGCACCATTAACTCCTTTTATATTATTAACTGCGGGTGCATTTGCGATTCTTGGTGTTGCGTTAATACCATTAGCAGTTGCTATGCTTGCGTTTGGAGCAGGAGTTGCATTAGTGGGTCTTGGATTTCAAATGCTAAGTGATGCAAACGCACCTGAACTTCTTATTAATCTTGGAATGGCAATATCTCTCGTTGGATTGATGTTACCTTTTATAGTACTTGGGGCAGTAGCAATTGGAATTATGACGGCCGCATTAATTCCGTTTTCCGTTGCTTTATTAGTAGCAGGTGTAGGAATGTCTTTGTTTGGATTGGGACTAAGTTTAACTGCGGATGCGTTAAATCAAATTACAGGTGAATCAATTGCGAATTTATTTGGAATAGCACTTGCAGTAATAGCATTGGGACCATTATTACCTCTTATTGCATTAGGAGCAATTAGTTTAACTTTAATGTCAAGTTCTCTTCTTACATTCGGTGCGGCCGTAATGGTTGTTGGTTTGGGACTTGAAGTTCTTGGTGGAGGTTTAGAATCTACGGTTGGATATTTAAAACAACTCGGTGAAATGGCAGGACAAATCGGTGCGGCCGCAATTGCTATATACGCAGTATCAGGTGCATTAGCAAGTTTAGCATTTGCTCAAGTTGGTCAGGCTGTAGGTGGACTTGCAAGTTCTTTTGTAAACTTTGGTTCGGACATGGTAAATGCAGTAAATCCATTTCGTGATGCTTCCGAGGAAGCAGCCAAAGGTCCGTTTGATGAAATATTAAAACTTGCTCCGTATGCTAAAGATTTTGAAGGATTGGGTATGGGTATTGAAAAACTTGCAATCGGTACAACCGTTTTAAGTAAAATAGATACAGATGCACTTGATGCAGTCTCTGAATCAATAAGAAATTTAAGAAGAGCATTTTCTGGTGAAGAAGAAGCATCTATTTTAGGTTCATTGAAAAATACTGCATCTGGATTTATAGATTCATTGAATCCCATGAAAGATGCAGAAGCAATGCCAATGGATGATATGTTTGGTCCTTTAACGGAATTATTTGCTTTTGCTGATCAAGCATTTATGTTAGGTGTAGGATTAGAAGCAGTTGCGAATGGACTAAGTCAAATATCAAATGTAGATATTGCACCAATTCAACAATTATCAACGGTATTACCTGAGTTGATGTCATCTATACTAGGTAATGCTCCAGCCGCAAAAGAACCTGAGGGATTTGCAAGTAGTTTATTCTCTGGATTTACAGGAATGTTTGGTGGAGATGACGATGAAGAAAAACCTCAAGCAGCCGCAGGAGGTGGAGGTGCAGAAATGTCACAAGCACCACTCAAGAAAATGGTTGATCAACTCAATGAATTCGCATCAATTTCAGATGAAACTCTTGGTGTATTGGATTTAATTTCATATTCTATGGCACGTCTTGCGATGGCACTTACAATGATTAACATGGAGCAAGTAGAGACCATCACTTCACTTGGAGAATCATTTTCACAAATCGGAAGAATATTACCATCGGTTCAACGAGGAACATCTGCTCTTAAAATGGTTGCTGATTCGGTTACCGGTGTAGAAGACTCAATGCAGTCGGCAGGACCTCATCTTAAAGTATTAACTGATTCTTTGAAGAAACTTTCCGACATGAATATTACTGCCGACGTTGGTGATGATCTCGGTGATGGACTTGAAGACTTAGGAGAAGGTCTTGAAGATTTTGTTGATTATATGGTAGACGCAGATTTAGACACAATGTCTAAAACACTACCTTCTAACCTAGAAGCAATAGGTAAGGCATTAAGTTCATTCGGAAGCATTCAGATTAATCCTGATTTGGGTGATCAACTTGAAGATTTTGGTGAAGGACTTGAAGACTTTATTGATTACATGGCAGATGCAGATTTAGCAACAATAAGTGATAGTTTGTCTGTAAATCTAAAAACACTAGGATCGGCAATTTCATCATTTTCAACATTAAATATAAATTCAGAACTCGGTGATATACTTGAGGATTTCGGTGAAGGACTTGAAGATTTTATTGATTACATGGATGATGCTGATTTGGCAACGATAAGTGCTAGTTTATCAACAAATTTAACTGCACTCGGAAACGCATTAAGTGGATTTGCAAATTTAAATATAAGCAGTGATCTTGGGGATCAACTTGATGATTTCGGTGAAGGACTTGAAGACTTTATTGATTATATGAATGATGCAGATTTAGCAACTGTTAGTGTAAGTTTATCTGCAAACTTAACTGCACTCGGTGATGCTTTGCGTGGATTTGCAAATTTAAATATAAGCAGTGATCTTGGGGATCAACTCGATGATTTCGGTGAAGGTCTTGAGGACTTTATTGATTACATGGACGATGCAGACTTGGCAACTGTTAGTGTAAGTTTGTCAAAAAATTTGACTGATCTTGGCAATGCACTAAAAACTTTTAGCACATTGAACATTCAATCTGACATTGGTGATAAACTAGAAGACTTTGGAGAAGGTCTTGAAGACTTTATTGATTATATGGACGATGCTGATCTGGCAGAAGTAAGTGCAAGTTTATCAAAAAATTTAACTGATCTTGGCAATGCACTAAAAACTTTTAGCACCTTGAACATTCAATCCGATATTGGTGATAAACTTGAGGATTTTGGTGAAGGACTAGAAGACTTTATTGATTATATGGATGATGCTGATTTAGCAGAAGTAAGTGGAAGTTTAGCATCTAATTTATCTGCACTTGGTAACGCATTAAATACATTTAGCACACTTAATATTCAATCTGACATTGGTGATAAACTTGAAGATTTTGGAGAAGGTCTTGAAGACTTTATTGATTATATGGATGATGCTGATTTAGCAGAAGTAAGTGGAAGTTTAGCATCTAATTTATCTGCACTTGGTAACGCATTAAATACATTTAGCACACTTAATATTCAATCCGATATAGGTGATAAACTAGAAGACTTCGGTGAAGGACTTGAAGACTTCATTGATTATATGTCCGATGCCGATTTAGCAGAAGTAAGTGGTGCATTGGCATCAAATTTAAGTGATCTTGGAAATGCTTTAAATACATTTAGCACACTTAATATTCAATCCGATATAGGTGATAAACTAGAAGACTTCGGTGAAGGACTTGAAGACTTCATTGATTATATGGACGATGCTGATCTTGCGAAAGTGAGTTCAAGTTTGGGTAAAAACTTATCAAATCTTGGTTCTGCACTTACTAAATTTTCAAGTCTAAATATTAAATCAAATATTGGGGATACACTTGAAAGCTTTGGTGAAGGTCTTGAGGAGTTTATCGATTACTTAGATGATGATGAGTTAAGTGTAGTTACTGATCAATTTTCATCACAAATGATGTCATTAGGAAAAGCAATATCATCGTTGTCGGGACTAAATATATCAGAAGGTTTTGGTGCAACGGTAGAAAATTTAGGAAAAGGAATCGAGCAATTCTTGGATTATCTTAATGATGACGAAATGGAAACCATGACACAAACATTTTCAAGTCAAATGCTTTCACTTTCAACTGCATTAAAATCACTATCAGGAATTCAGATAACAGAACAATTTGGGGAAAATCTTCAAAGTCTTGGTCATGGAATAGAAGAATTCTTGGATTATCTAAACGATGATGAAATGGAAACAATGACAGGTACCTTTGTAAACCAAATGGCATTATTATCCAATGCTCTCGTTTCATTATCAGGTATTAGTATATCATCAAATTTTGGAAATACCTTAACAAGTTTGGGTAAAGGGGTTGAACAATTTTCTGATTATTTAAATGACGGTGAAGGAAAAGATATAGGAAACTTTTTTAGATCAGCAGGATCATCATTAGTTCGATTTGTTGAAGGTGTATCAAAGATTGCGAATGTAAAAGAAATCTCTTTAACCACAAGTTTACGAGATTTAAGTGAAGTTGCAAAAGGAATTGATCCAAGTGCAGTTTCAAATATAGAACTCCTTGGGGTAAAATTAACAGAATCATTAAATGCGTTTGCTAATGTAGACGATCCAATTATACAAACACTAAAAGATATAAATGCAGAACTTTATTCATTGTGTGAAAATATTAATAATTTGAATATTGAAAAAATTGAAGCACTTAAGCAAATGGGAACTGATATTGGTGGTTCGTCCGAAGGTGGGGGATTTTTACCACCAAATGTAAATTCAGAAGCAGACATGATTCGCATGGGAATTGGAGATGGATCACCTGATATTATGCCATCACAAACATCTTCAATTGCAACTACAACTACAAACACATCTTCTCTCGGCGAAAGTTTTGCAAATTTGACAGACGATTTTGAGAAACCTGAAGTTGATAAAAAATATGAATTATTTAAGAGAGCACATAGTGATGCAAGCATGGAAGATTTACAATCTTACATAGGTACAAACAAATCACTAATTGAATCAAGTGAAGAAAACAGAAGAAGAGGTGAACCAACATATCTTGATGTAAATAAGTTCCAAATGGAAAATAATTACATGGAAAGAATGATGCAAGAAAAAGCACAAGAACAATTTCAGTCTTATGAAAATATTCAAGTTCCTGAAAAACCATTAAATGTTTTTGATTGGAAGCAAGATGAAAATGGAAATGTAGATTTTGGTGATCCAGGTATGATGAGCATATCTCCACAAGTTGCACCAGGAGAAGCATTTAATCCATTTTCAGTTGCTGAAACAGACGAAGGAAACGAGGAACTACAAACAGGAATCCAAATAGAACAACTTGCTCAATCAGTAGATACTACAATACCACCGTCTGCTTCTACAATCATGACTGAATCCTCACCATCTAATGTCGTTGATACAAGAGAAGTAGCAGATGGAGCAATTGAGAAAAAATTAAGTGAGTTAATTGCTTTGATGAAGTCTGGAGGAATTGCAGTAAATCTAGATGGAAAGAAAGTAAGTACTGCAATAGCAAAAGTACAACCTGATTAAAAAATATATACTTTTATATATTTAAATATATGGCAATTCCATATAATCCGTTTGCAAATCGTGATAAAACACCTGTATCACCTAAAGTACCTGGTACTTTACCAGGAGTTCCTTTTGATTCGGACATGGATAAAGATATAACAAAAGAAGATAAAGACGCATTCGCAGAAATTGAAAAAAGAAAAAATAATACACTACAGGCATCTTCTGATAAAAGACCATCAACGGTTTTTGCAAAACCAAAAGGTGGTTCAACAAAAAATGGTTACTTAGAAACTATATTAAAACAAAACTTGTATCACGATGGACACAAGCAAAATCGTGCAAGTGATGTACATAAACCTGTAACAGAATACGAAACATCTGGACCTTTACACGGAGCAGATAGTACAAATACAGATATAAATAAGCAAATCAAAGAACGAACCGAAGAAATTTACGAAAAAAGAAAACGAGAAGAAGAAGAATTATTAATGAATTTTAATAAATTCAAAGACGAAAAACATGGATTTGATGTAGGTTTGCGTGATAAAAACTTTCAAAACTTTCAGTCTCAATACGATACTGCTCTTGAAAACTTGGATGCTAAAAATAGAGAGGGCAAAAAGGTCGTAGCAGGAGATACAAAAACCCGAGATGAAATAACAAATTTGGTGGATGATGGTAAACGAGTTAGATACGAAGATAAATTTGACCACAACGAAACTAATATTAACAAAATAACATTAAACAAAAGATTACCAAAATACGATGCTACATACGAAGAACGTATAGATAAATATAATGCATTGAGTGTCCTTGATTCAAGAGAGGGTGATGATACTAATTTTAATAGACTTCCAAAAAAATATGCTAATTTGGATTTTATACCCTTGTATTTTCACGATTTGGTAAATAGAAAATTTATTCCATTTAGAAGTTATTTGAAATCACTTGACGATCAACATGATGCAACGTGGATAGAAACTCAATATCTTGGTCGTGCCGATGTTGTGGGTGTATATCAAGGATTTACAAGAAATGTAAATCTAAGTTTTGAGTGTGTATCGTTTAGTTTGGCAGAGTTGCATCCTATGTGGCAACGAATTAATTACTTAGTCGGACTTACTCGTCCTGCCGGTTATACGAATGAAAGTGAAAGTGGTCCTATAAGTGAATCTTATTCTTCGTTCATAATACCTCCGATTGTTGAATTTAATTTAGGGGACATTTACTTGGAACAGCCTGTTTTAATAAAGTCAGTTGGTCTGACATTACCTGAATCTAATTGGGAACTTGGAAACAACGAAGATGATCGTTTATCTGAATACACATATTTAAATGATAATATATTTCGGAAAGGAAAAACTGCAAGATATCCAAAAAGTTGCGAAATCACAATTAGTATGCAATTATTAGAGAAGAATGCACCGAAAACAAAACAAAGACACTTTGGTCATAATAAAGAAGATGGAACTGCTGTGTATGTTACAAAAGATGTACGAACTTCTTATGATAAAAATGGTCCATTTAACGAGCAACTAATACACTACAAAGAAGAATCCGAATATGATACTCAGGATTTTCAAGAACCAAGTGATATGTCTACAATAAATTTTCGTGAGTTTGACGAACAGGAACGAGAAGAAGAAGCAGTACAAAGACAAAACAATAAGAATAATCAGGATATCACCACTCCTGATAGTGAATCTGCAACCACTAATATTGTAATTGATCCAACACCAACACCAACAAAAGATGATTCAATGGATGATTGGGTTGCAATTGAATATTGTCCGGAATCAGAGTTATCAGTTCAAAGACCGTTTGTAGGTATTTTAAAAACTGATAGTGCTTGGGATATACCTGTTGGTTCAGTTGTTACGATTGGTGACTTTATCAAAAGTGGAAGTTCGCAAGGTGAAATGGGAGGTTGCTATATATTTCATCAGGCTATGCAGTTAGCAAAAACGATAGCAAATGATCGAGTATTTATTTTAGAACTATTTCAAGAAAATTTGTTTACACGTGGATTACTTCCAGGTAAATATAATGCACAAGTAGTAGATTCAACTATTGTATCAAGTTCAATTACAAATTTCAGTGATTGTAATGAGTGCTTAGTAAATACAGGTGTAATTACACTGCCAAGACCACCTTCATAATTTAAATAATGAGATACGCAAAAGTAAAAACAAAACTACGTGAAGATAATAAAGAAGTTCTTGAAACTACTTTGTTAAATAAAATTAGAAATCGTGAATCTGATGTTTTCGTTGTTATGGTCGAGAAAACACGTCTTGATCATTTAGCAAATCGGTTCTATAAAAATCCAAGGTATTGGTGGGTTATTGCAAACGCAAATGGAATCAAAGGAACAATGTTTGTGAATCCAGGAACTCAATTAAGAATTCCAACTGAACTTGGTGAAATTATTTTAGATCACAACAAAATCAACAATTAATAAATGAACTTACCTATATCAAGTAATGCAAAAAATTTAGCAAGTAATTTGCTTGGATCGCATGGTGGTGGATTGGCAAATAAAGCAAAACTACCATTCGGTGGATTATTTGGTGATAAAGAAAAAGAAAAAGAAAAAGCAAAAAGTGAATCTGGTAAAATAGCACCACAATATGCAACTGCAAAAGATGCTGAAATTCAACTTTTAAATTACGAACCATTGTTATTAGCAAAAGATGATATTGATTTATTATCAACTGATTGGGAAGATGGTGCAACCGGAACTGATATTACTCATATTCAAAATTATGTCCGTGGAGAATTAATGCGAAGAGAAAAAAATTATGGAATGCATTATCCAACCGAAAGAACAGGTACAAATGATCGTGGAACTCATGCTTCAACAGAATTTGGTGATATGGACTTGGGAATCGGAAGTCAAGGTTTTTTAGATGACGAATATGTAGATACAATTTATCGTGGACCTAAAACTGCATGGGCAAGATTTGTATCAAATGCAACAACGCAAGATAATAAAATTGGTTTACCTGTTCATGAAGGTTTTATTATGCATGGAGTTGAAAGTTTTGATGATAATTATGGATTTTCTAAAGACCCAAGTAAAACACATAAAAATGTAATAGGATTTGATGCACATGGAAATCCACACCAAGTTGAAGAAGCAGATTTTAAACATCGTCCACCTCCAGGTGTAATGAATGTAAAAGTTGAATATTCAGGAATAGCAACAGGTGAAAGAAAAACCACAATTGAATTCGTATGTTGGAGTAGATCACAATTAGATTATCTTCAACCTTATTTTTTTACTGTTGGAGTAACTGCTTTAGTTGAATTTGGATGGAATAATTTTCCGAGAGAAGCACTTATTGATTTAAAAGATGTAGGTCGTGGGGGAAAAATGTATACAGGATCGTCAGAGGTTGCGTCTGGAAGTTCAAGTTATATATTAGCAAAAGGTCAACACGGAACACTTACATCAGCTGAGGCAAAAGTAATCAACAAAAGAAGAAGATCAGAAGGACGAAAAGAATCTATTACTACTGGAATGGATGCAGAAGGTAAAATTATTAGTCGTCCAACAGGATTAGTTGGATTATTTCAAGATGGACACGTTACTCATGAAAAAATGAAGTCGGGTAAAGGAAATTATAGTTTTGCTATTGGTATGATTAGTAATTATAGTTACACACTTAGACAAGATGGTGGATACGATTGCAGTGTGGAACTTACGAGTATGGCACAGGTTGCAAAAATGATGACAAATGATGCAACAAAAGCACAAAATAAAAAAGTACAAAGTGAAGAAGAAGGTGAAGATAGAATGTCTAATTTTAAAACCTTCATTGATAGAGAACTCGATGATATAATTGAAGCACTTTCAAAAGGATCTACAAATGTAACGACTTGGAAAGAAGGATACGATGAACAACGTGAAGATAGAGACTATATCATGACAGAGTTAAGAAAATATCGTCATGCGTATGCTCCGGAAGAAGCAGATCGTGGAAATGGTTATCAAGCAGGAGATAATGAAGATAAATTCATATCTTTAATGATGCTTCAGGTAATTGTTAATCTTTTTTTTAGCAGAGAAGTGCCAAATAAAGGTGATTTATATACACTCTCACTATTAGGATCAAGGTGTATTGCACATCCAAATATAAAATCAACCGATGGAAATGTATTGTTAATTCCAAATGCAGTTGCACCTCGTAGAAATAATAAAAGACCTGGTACCACCTCCCAAATTTTTTACAATAGAACAAATGTAGATTTTTTAAAAAAAACAAAAGCATTTGGAACGAACGCAGATGTACAAACACGATTAAACGAAATATACGCATCTACTGGAAAAATGAATATAAAAACACATGAGAGAGATAATTTACACGCAATTATAACAGGTCCACAAAATCACAAAGAGACTATATACCCATCACACGCATTTCCTGATTTTGAAAAGGGGACAAAAGGAATGAGTGGTAGAATACAAGATTTGTTTGTTAATACGAAGGTTGTAAAAGATGCTGTAAAAAATCATAAAACTTTTTTATCTATAATAGAAGCAATTATGAAGAAAATATCAACTGCGTGTTGTGATATATGGGATTTTAGAGTAGTACCAAAAGATGCAAATGAACCAAATTGTAACAGACTTACTATTCGTGATATGAAATTTTATGGAAACAAAACAGTTGAAACGGTAAAAAGAGATAATAAAGCATATATTTTTAGAGCACATCAAAAGAATAGCATAGTTCGTGGACTTGATCTTGATATACAAGTTCCTGCCGAACTAAAATCTATGGTTGTATATGATCGGCACGATGATGCACAAGTAGCATTTTATCAAAGAAGTAAAAATGATAGAATTTTAAAAGAAGTCGAGGGTGTAAAGGTTATTCCCGATATTGTTAAAGATAAAAAAGACGATGAGGAAGATGATGCAGAGAAAACCAACAAAGAATATTTTATAGTTCCATTGGATGGCACGGGTGCCACATACGATATTCAGTGTGTTGATATAGATAAAGACCGAGTCAAAGATTCTATGACAAACGACAAAATTCCGGAAAATGCAGTAAAAGGATTCAATCAACCAATTGATGGTTGTGAAATGACATTAACACTTGACGGTATTGAAGGATTAAGAATGCTTGACGCATTTAATTGTACAGGAATACCAACTCATTGGTTTATGAACGGAATATGGCAAATAACTGCGATAGATCATAATATTCAAAATGGTGACTGGGAAACAACGGTACGAGCAATATTAAGACCAAATTCAAATGATGGATAATAAAATAAAAGAAAACACGGGATTAAATGAAATTTACTCTGATATATTAAGAAGACAGACTAAAATGAATTTAAGAGATTTGCAAAATTTTCCGGAAGAAGAAGTTATACAAATAACGAAAGAAGACTACGAGTCAAAATTTATATCTAGATATTTTATAAGAAAAGCAAGTGATCCAAATTATAGAATAGTTGAAGT